GACAGTGAGCCTAATGAGGTGCTTATTGCATTCTGTCACTTGATAGCATTACCTGCGTCTATTCTTTTTGAGTACGAAAACCCACAGACATTCTTATGTATTGGTGCTGTATTAGCAGGAGCCTTCCAAATGTGGGCAGTATTGTTTAGTAACAGCTTAAAGATGAGGTTAATAGCAGTGCAAGTAGCTACACTTATAGCTATTATGACTATTGAGAATCTATATGTTTCTGGGTTATTGAACGGAAGTAGAGTAGGTTGGATAATTATCGGACTCTTTGCTGCTTGGAATACCTTACGAGTGTATAAAGAAAAATTAGACAGAGGTGTTTAAATCTTTAAAGAACATATGGAAGTACAGCGATAGTCAGCCTACAGAAATTACCTTGGCTATAGCAATGTCTGTCCTTGCACCTGTAGCTACATTTGTAGAGATAGGATTTATGCCTTTCTTTCAGCTTGCATTAGTAGCGGTAGGTATTTATCAATTAAGATGTGTTGCTTTAGGGGAACTGTCTTGTAGAATTAGAGCAGCATTTATGACATTTAGCTTATACTCAACAAGCTTTTTAATGTACATTATAAATATAGGGATGCCAACACCAACGCACTACGGATGGTTGATATTTGTTCTATCCTCATTAAGCAGTTTAAGAAGATTAAAGACAGAAGAGTTACACAGGAATGGATAACATCACACAAATAATAATAACACTTGCTACCGTTTTAGGTTCTGCTGGTATATGGAAGTTCTTTGAGGCAAGACTAAAGGTCAAGGCTGAAGAGAAGAAAACTGAATTGCAGAACAACGATGGTGTGCAGTATCGTGATGACTTAAAGTCTCGTGTAACCCGATTAGAGGAGTTGTTAGAGGAGAGCAGCAGTAAGGTGCTTACACTTACCGCAGAGGTAAATCAGCTACGAACTGAAGTACGTTTCTTGACCAAGGAAAATGAAAGACTAAAAAATCTATAATGGAGGTTTGGCAATTTGCAATGTGTATCGCACCTGCAACTATCGCACTAATCATTATTGCGGGAGAACTTAAAAACAAAAAGGGGAACGATTAACGTCCCCCTTTCTTATTGCAAGTACCTTTACAAGTACATTCTATTGGTGCATATTCGCACCACGTTACTTTATCTTTGTTCTCTTGTCCACGGTTCTTACTGCGAAGTACCCGCCTATCACCGTCACGCTTACTAGTTCCCATAACCCAATCCATCTTTCGTTAACACTACTAATACCAAAGCCTTCAAAGAAGGTCATAAGTACAAGGAATATCATAACAGTTGCAAGGGTTAGTGGTCTAACGTTTTTGCTCAACCAAGAATCGGTAAGGCTATCGGCCTGCCAACGCTTGGTAATCTCTTGTTCTATGCTCTGACGCACAGCTTCTTTCTCTTCGGGTGTAGATACAAATCTATCTACCACATTGGCAACTGCTTCCACAGTTTCCTTCGCACTCCCCGTAAATAGTTTCGTTATTGGATTTCCCATAATTAGCTACCGCAAGCTTCACACTCTGGATTATCAATGGAGCATTGAGCATTATCGTTTTTCTCGTCATTAGATAGTTCATCTACGAAGTCAGCGAATGAGTCGCTTACATCAAAATCATTTTTCATTAGTAGGTCCAAATTACATCTTCATTCTTACTTGGGTCATCATCAACGTGGATAAAGTTTTTAGCCACACCAATACGATTAAACCCAGCTTGAAGAAGAGCGTTAATAATAATATATTTTTGTCTTGAGGTAGGTGCGTAGATATCTACAGCGTGTCCAAGCGTATGACTTGAATTAGGAACTCCTCCTACCTTCTCATTATGTTCAGGAGTTCTGTATCCACTTGTAATTTTAAATCCAATAGCTGCGAGTTCACGAGCCTTGGTTAGCTTGTTAAGAAAAGGCACACTCATTTGCTGGTAGCTACCTTTCTCATCGGGTGAATCAAACTCACCATACTCAAAGAACATATGAAATGTTCTTGTTAATCCTTCCATAGTTATTTTACTTTTTTAATTTCCGATGTCCAAGAAGTGTAGCACACTCCTAATCTTTGTGATGTGTCGGGGTATTCCTCAATCATTTTAGGATTACTCATACATCTTTCAATAAATTTAGGTCTTGTTTCCTTTAGGTTCGGAACAGGTATCGGCATTGTCTTTAGTGTTTGAATTAGAAAAAATAGGCTCGTCCCAATAAAGGAAGAGCCACTCGCTTTTATAATTTACATTCTTTGCACTACTCATTGACCAATTTCCTGTAAGATAGTTCTGCGATAAAAGCCGTATAAATGGCGTATAAGGGATTAACTCCAAGGTAACTATAAAGGAGTAGGCTACACCAAAAAGAGAGGCACAGAACGCAGTTAAATGGCTTAAAAGGCAATACTCTTTCCATCACCCAACCATAGGGTTCAAATATAAAAAGAAAACTAAACATCAATCCTACCGAACTGACAAGTATCCAATCGTTATAAATCTCCATCATAATTTCTCACTTAAATAATCATCCTTAATGTAGCGTTTTAATTTGGTAACGCTCTCACCATCCTCTATATAGGTGAGGTAACCTTTTATGTTGTGACCATAGACATCACTGTGGTTAAGTGATACTATCTTATTAGTCATCGTTGAGTATATAATACTAATAATGAGATTTGCAGCAGACTTGTTCTTGATGTAGTAGTACAAGAACTTCTCACAGGTCCTCATCACAGCAGCATCTATTAGTGCCTGCTTGAGTTCCTCGTTACCATCGGTAACAAATGCAGAACCTGCTACCTCTATACTGCGTTGTAGTATAAACTTACCGAGTTCTTCTGTTATTCTACCTTGTTGTACAGAGCGTATTGCTTCCTGCTCAATGATAGCCTTGTCGTACCTCGGCATATTCTTCTTCTACTTTGTTTAGTATAGTTACAATTGTAGGCAGATAATCTGACAACTCTTGTGGTTTTATGTCCAACTCAAATCCCAATCGCACCAATGATACTGGCTCATTGTTGTAGACCAAGGCGTCAATGACGTGGTATATATCAAGGATGAGATTTGCTTCGTCATCGGATAAGTCTTCGTAGTATTCTTCAAGTATCATATCAATAAGAAGAGCGTAGCCTATCAGCCTTTTCGGGGTCAAGTTCAGCTATTAGTTCAATGTATTCTTTTTCTCTTCTGTACGCATCTTGATGTTCCTCTACAGTAGAGTCAGTTCCAAGATTAGCAAATAGTAGAGACATCTCATACAAGTACAGGTCTATCCTGTTCTTAATTAATTTACACGTTTGATAATTCTTTTGATTAATCATAACACTTAATTTTTACTTTGAAAGAATCTTTTGGTAGGTCTTTGTCAATGCGGATGTCAAGTCTTTTGTAATACTTGTTACCATCGTCTTTAACGATACCCTTATTAACGAGAGTATCCGAGAGAAATTTTGAAACAAGAATAACATTGTCAACATCGTGACGAGAGTTGTACCTAATATGAATCTCATAACTCGTACAGGTAAACGCATCATACTTCTCAAGTTCTTCTTCACAATACTTAGTATATTCTGTTTTATATTTAACTTTTACAGCCCAGTGCTTTGAATTAAAATAAGCATTTAGGCTTGGTGGTTTAGGGAGGTCAAGGTCTATCTCAAGCATACTCAGTTAGGTCTATAGTTGCTTTATATCCATAGCGTGATACAAGTAACTCGTGCAGTGGAGGTATCCATCCTTGAGCATTGTCATCACCTGTAGCACTATTACCAACTACTCTGTAGTTAGCCATATGTAGGTGTTGCAACAATTGTACCCTATCAAACACAAAGGCAATATCCTTCTTGCCCGTTTTTAAGATATAGAAATAGAAGTCAGCCTTAGACTTTAAGATACCCGAATCACAATCCCTTGTCGTACTTCTAAACTCAATGTATAGATTAGGGTGTTCGGGAGTACCTCTACGGGCAGCCCACATATAAGCCTTGCTATCGTACTTCACTTCAATGGTTACGGTCCTGCCGTTCTTAACACCTTTGACATCCCAATCGTAGAAGAGTTTCTTTGGAGCCTCTTCAACCTTATAACCCTTATCTTCAAGGTATTTCATTACGAGGTCTTGACCATAGTCCCCAGAGATACTTGCTCTTACGAATGTGTTTCTGCTCATCGCTTTTGTCTTAGGGCAACCTTCAGTAGTATCAAGTAACCAATTAAATCTTGGACTGTATCTTCAGTTTCATCTGTGATACCACGCATCTTGATTCGCATAAGCTTATCATCAATGCGACAGCATAGGTTATCAACGGCATCACCACCTGCAAATATACCCGCAGGATTTAGTGCTGAATCACCATAGGCTTTGTTCTTTAGAATCAGCAGTTTAGTAACCGCTTCGGACTCTTCAAGTATTAAATCTTTTGTATCCATAACACTAATATACCAACTAATCTAATAGGTCTACCTCAACCTTATATATTTTTCTAACATTGTCTTTCTCAATCACTAACCTACCACTTGATGGGTTAAAGAATATGTATCCAAATCCAACTTCAACTCCTGTGTAATCAGAGATGTCAACCTTGAATATGTTATCATTGATTGACAAGCTACCATTCGGCATAACCTCCACCTTCTTGGCGGAGGGTACATTGAACCGAAGGTATGCCCTAATCAATTCTGAGAATGCTTTTCTTCTATCAAGAATTAGGCTGTGGATAGGCATACTGCTTTTCTCCTCTGCTGTCAATTTCATAGTATCTGTTTTTCATTTTGTCGTAATATAAAGTAACTGTCCCAAGCTTACCAACAATCTTTGGTTTAGCTTTGACCACTGTAATCTCCACTTGGTTAGGCTCGTAAGGTACACCATTACCATCCTCTAATCCGTAGGGGCAACGCCATACATTAACAACCATCATACCTTTACGGGACCATTGCATACCCCCTGCAATATCGTTCATCGTAGGCTTATCAACATAGGGTACACCATTCTTGTACTTGGCTTGTTGGTGCTTAGTGTGTACCGTTACAATGGTGTGGTAGTTCTTTTCTGCTGAGTGCTTACGGACCTTGGTGAGTACCTGCCCAATAGCAATGTCATCACGAACACCGCTGGACACATCAGTTCTAATCTCAGTGAAGGGGTCAACCATACAACCATCAATGGTAATAAAGTTATCCTCTTCAATAGTCTCTACTGCTGTGTAGAATCCTTCAATGCTGAGGTCTTGTAGGCCGCTGTCAATTAGGTAGAAGTGTGAGTTGATAAACTCAATAGCCTTCTCTGTCTCCTCATCTGTAGCGGTAAGGTGGTCATTGATTAAGAAAGGCTTACGCAAGTATACCCACAGTAGTTCGGCAAACACCTCAGTAGGTGAGCCTGTCTCGGGAGTATATACTGCCCACTTCCAACCGCTGAACTCTGCGAGGTTCATCATCAGTTCAAATCCAAACTGCGACTTACCTTGGTGCGCCCCAGCATAGATGTATGTGGTGCTACCTTTCTTAACTGAATACTTGTCAAACAAGGAATCAAATCCTGTCCAAGCACCTTTCTTAACGCCTTCCTTACGAAGTGTAGATAGTGAGTCTACTACATCTTCAGCTTTGTAAATAATGTTTCTCATTGCTCTTGTTTTTTATTGTCCAAATTCTTTCTCGTAATCTTCCTCTTTATGTGAAAAGCTATTGCTTATTTCCTTACGATAGAACTCCTCTATGATATGGAAATCGTAAACGCTTTTACCTGTTGCTCCTACAAACGACATCATCTTTGCTATCATCTCTGCATTGCGATTGATATGGTCAAGAGACTTTGCTCTTGTAACAAACTGAAAGGGTCTGTCCTTTGTACCTTGGTACATATTTATGTATCCGTTACCACGCTTTTTCTTCCACGCAAGGCGAACACCTACGTCATAAATCATTTGTCCTTCGTTACTCATATTACATTTTTATTAATCGTAACCTACGCTGATACTTACGGATAAGTAGGGCTGAGTTGGTTAGTTGGTTTTGTATATCTTCACTCCATCCAAATCTACTGGCGTGTAGTGTTATGTTTACTTGGTCTATCATTAACATCTCCAAGTATTTCTGTATCTCTCTTATGTGCTTTCTCTTTCTTGTCATTGCTCTTCCATTTATAAATTAGATATCCGTTCCAACCTAATACTAAAACACATCCTAAAACATCTTCAAGTGTCATCTCTCTTTAGTGTTAAATGTGTCAAGGCTTCTCATATATTCTCTAAAGGAATAAAATTGATTTGCATCTTTAAATTCCATCTCATTATTAATAAAACGCCTTGTCATTTCATCAATCAACTCTTGTACTGGTGTTTTCATT